AAGTAATACACATACACAGTGTCGCCATTTCCTTGGGAGTAATCTCAAGGGTGAAGTGGGTACTGCATGAATCTCTAAGATACATCTTCTAGTTCCTCTGATGGTGAGTACTCGATCATGTAGTCGAGAACCTCGGTTAGTTCAGGAGCGTATACATTTGTACGCTCGGAGATTAGTGTTACACCATCTGATTCATACAGACGGATAGTGTAGTCATCGCTGAAGGTAAGGTTTACAGATACCCAACCTTTATGCTTGTAGCCGTTGACTAAGAACTTGAGACCACCCCAAGTATGGTCTGACTCGTTGAACGGTAGTGTTGTAGGAGCTTGGAAAGCCCAACACATCATAGCGACACGACCTGAAGTGTAGTCAAGGGTAGTTCCTGACTGGATCTGCTGGCGTATTGTCGATGCAGTCCACTCGGCTCTCTCATTGAGATCTTGATCAGTGTAACTCATTGCGTTTCCTATCTAGATGGTCATGGATCTGTGTTTCGATCCAATGGTTAAGCTCTAAGAGAGCATCAAAGGCTTCGTCTTTATTGTCTGAAGCCACATACAATCCAACTCGCATTAGATGCTTGTTGAGTTCCTTGATGTCAATCGGGATCATGTCGGTTAGACCTCATTGAATGTTGTCGGTACGTTCTGTCGGTACTCCCAAAAGGGGACGGTGGGAAAGCCCTGAGGCAATCCCACGATACCTGTTAGAACAGATCCACGGACTCTGTAGGAGCCGATGAAGTCTGAGCAGACCCCGCATCTATCTCGAAGGATACCACCTCGCCCTGCGGAGTGTACGGGATGAGGTTTGTGATAACCACTTTGTCTAGCTGGTTAGCCACACCCTTTCGACCTTTCTGATCGTAGTTGTACTGGTATACTGTCACGTTGCCAGTAGAACCATTGCCGATCAACTGAGTCTGAAAGTCAAACGGAGTACCATCAGCGTTTTGCACGATAGGCTTACGCTTCTCCTGACCTTTGCTGTCATAGACCTTACGGTTGAGACGAATGAAGAACTCACCATCCTTCTCTTTGACATCGAAGAACTGCTTACGGAGTGCTTCAGCCGCATCAGGCGACTTGAAAGCAACCTGCAATTCATACTGCTCGGTGCCAAAAGGATTCTGTGGTTCATGGAGACGTGCCCAATTAAGAGTTACGCCATTAAGTTCAAAGTTACGACTATTAGATGTAAGCACGATTGCTACCTTCCTCTATGCTGAGTTAAAAGTTACGATGGACATACCATCAATTAAGCGAGCCGCTTGCGGCGAGCCTTATGGTGAAGCAACGGAGATCATCCAGAAGAGACCTCCGATACCTCTGCAAGACTATTGACAACAGACCAACCAATCTCTTGGTCGAACTGATCGATAAGCTCATTGATCTCATCAATAGCCTTGTCTTTCTCACCAAGCTCAACGTAGGCACGAGCTAGAGCCGCACGAGTACGCTGAACCTTGATGAAACTATTAAGGATGGATGTGACGTTAGCCATTAGAAACCTCCAAGGATTGTATAGGCTACCACTAAGCTAAATGAAATGATAACCACCGTGTTACCGATGGTATCGATGATGGTACGTCTCCGTACCTGATAGACACGGGAAGCACCCCGTGGTTTCTCCCATAGCATAAGACCTCCTACAGGGACGTTAAGTTGACTAAGAGTATGTACAGCATACACACAGCAATAGCTAGAGTGAACCACTGAGAGTCACCTAGATGATAGCATAAGGTATACGACATACCAACTACTACACCACACAACAAGAGTAGAAACAAGATCTCCATAAGAACTCCTATATCTATGGTAATCTAAGGGTAGCCCCCAAAAGGGACTAACGAGAATCCCGCTATTCTTCGTCGTTACGGAAGTCCCAACAGTTACCACACAGGTAGAACCCTGAACGATAACCTATGAGAATCTCCGCTTCATCGATGGATAACTGCGGGAAGGCGTGTTGGACAAGAGAATGAGGATCAGACAACCACTCTTCAACAGCATGAGCGTCCACGGTTATCTCATCGGTATGACCACAGGTGTGGCACACGGCACTGGCTACAAAACACATACTGACCTCCATTAAGTATGACAGACCACTAAAGCGAACCGCTTGCGGTGAGCTAACGGTTCTGAAAAAAAGAGCCACCCGAAGGTGGCAAGGGACTTACTGGACAGGAACTGCGGGACGAGGAGTCATGACAACTTCCTCTTTGACAACACGGACACGCTGGCTGTTACGAGCGTACTCCCGTGCCATGTAAGATGCATTCTCAAGAGAACCCCAGTACTCACGGTCCTCCCACGATTGAAGCTCGGCATCCCAGTGCTCGATGTAGAACGATGTAGCGATCATGCTGAGATCTCCTTAACCTTAACCCACTGCTTAAGCTGGATAGTACCACGGGCTGTGAGAGTCTTGCAGAGACCATCGACCTCATCAGTTGGCACATAGGCTTTGGCACGGTAGACAATGCCAGTCTGTGAGAGAGCGTACATTGTACCACTACACTTGTTGCCAGCACGAACACTGACCACTTTAATATAACGTGACATAGAAGCCTCCTTGTGGCTAGATGTATGAATGTCACTGAAACGAACAGCTTGCTGTGAGTAATCTATGTCTATCAATGCGTCTTAGCCCACAGGTTCCCACAGATCCCCACAGAATCCCACACCAATCCCGCAAGCACCAGAGCAATTAGGGATACCATTAGTCCCTTTAGGAAGAACTATAGCCCTAGAGCCTCTGAGATCCCGTAGGAACGCTTTGGAGATCTTATGGATACCAATGATGCTACTAGTGGCACAGAGGAACTGGGGGCAACTGAGGACTCTCTGGAGAGCTACCACAGGAACAGAGGGGGGTACGAAAGCTAACTAAGGGTACATATATATATCGTACTTATAGACACACGTACACCCACAGTCTTCCCACAGAATCCATACAGAGGACTATTGTATGAACAAGAATGACATGATAGCACTCGTTAAGGAAAAAGAGAGACGACAGCTACTTGAGGTATACTCCCAAGATTTCACAATGTTTGCTGAAGAGCAGATACGTATTATCACTAAGGACTCCTCAAAGGGTTTTGTACCGTTTACCCTCAACGAGCCGCAACGAATTATTACAGAAGCTTTAGATAAGCAACTCAAAGAAACGGGTAGAGTCCGAGCGATTATCCTCAAGGCACGTCAGCAAGGTATAAGTACCTACTGCGCTGGTAGGGTATTCTGGAAATCATACTTTTCACCGCATAGTCGGTCGGTAGTAATGGCACATGATAGTGCTACTTCAGATGCTCTCTTTACTATGTCTAAGAACCTAATCCAGAATATGCCAGAAGAGTTATCTCCTAAAGAGGAACGATCAAATGCCAAAGAGATTATCATTAGTAGTCCATACTTCAGAGACCGAGAGGCGAGAGCTAGTTACCGTCTGTATACTGCTGGATCTCCTGAAGCGGGTCGTGGAACTACTCCGACGATTGCTCACCTGTCTGAGGTTGCGTTTTGGACCCATGATGAAAAGATCCTCGCAGGTTTGTTTCAGGGTATCTCGCAAGCTGAAGGGACAGAAGTAATCCTAGAGTCTACCGCTAATGGATCTAGTGGTGAGTTCTACAGATTGTGGAAAGGTGCGATGGCTGGTGAGAATGACTACGTACCTATATTTATCCCTTGGTTTCTTACGAGTGAATACCGTAGAGAACCCCCGGAAGGCTTTGAGCTTACTGAAGAAGAAGAGAAACTAAAAGAAACTTACAACCTCGACAACTCTCAAATCTATTGGAGGAGACTCAAGATAGCTGAGAGTGGGGAGATGAAGTTCCGACAGGAATACCCCAGCAATCCAGATGAAGCATTTGTAACCTCTGGATCTAATGTCTTTGATATAGAGAAGCTTAACTCGTTACTACCGGAAGCCCCTCAGAGTAGGAGAAACTGGGATGTAAACACTAAGCAGTTTGAGGACAATAAGGAAGGTAGGTTGTTTGTCTTTGAATACCCCCAGTGGGATGAGAATTATATAGTAGCCGCTGACGTATCCCTTGGGGTGGGTCAAGACTACTCAGTGTCTGTTGTCTTAGATAAAAATTACAAAGTTGTAGCTATGTATCGAGACAATAGAATAGATCCTAGTTTGTATGGTGAGTTGTTGTTTTACCTAGGGAGATACTATAACAACGCTTTACTAGCCGTTGAAAGTAACTCTATGGGTGTAGCAACCCTACAGAAACTAGAATCGATGAACTATGTGAATTTGTATAGGCAGACTAAGATAGCCAATGTCTCCAAAGAGGAAGGCACTAGGTTAGGTTTTAGAACCACGTCTGCTACAAAACCTGCAATTATTGGTAACCTCAAGAATCTCATAGAGAACGAAGAGGTATACATACCGTCTAACATAATGATTCAGGAATTAAAGGACTATATATCAACCGCTACAGGAAAGACCGAAGCCGCACCCGGCTGTTACGATGACTCGGTTATTGCCCTAGCTATCGCCTGTGAAGTCTTAAGGACTCACGTAGATAAGCTCCGCAATGATAACGTCAAGTGGTCTCAGCGATCTTCTGTGTACACACAGGATGAGACGCAGTGGTTGTAGGGAATTCCAATAGTCCTCGACAGGTCTGGTATAGCCTGTGGAATAAAAGTATACCATCTATACCCGGAGACCGTACCTATAACTATCCTTTTACACCTAGGATAAATTAGCCATAGTCTCCACTTTAGATTGCTAGATAGACCCGAAGGAGGGATTATGCGATATAATGAACAGGTTAATAACACACAACCTAAGAAAACTAAAAAGCAACGGGAGTTACCAAAAGCTGGTAGCTACACTGTTGAAGATGTAAAGAAAAGTAAAGACACACCTTGGAGAAAGTAAATGGCTTCTAATGGTTATAAAGAAAGAGTGACCGATGAGGAACTCGTAAATCTTGTTGATCTTGGAATAGCTAATAGCGCAGGGGATTGGTTGAATAGTAGTGACTTGACTCGTGAAAGACAAAAGTCTACCTACGAATTTGCTGGTCTTGCCGATGGACACCTGAAGCCTCAGGGTGTAAGTGCGATTGTAGACACATCTACTACAGAAACAGTTGAAGCATACACAGCAGTATTGTCTGACTTATTCTTGTCTAACAATAAGATTGCCAAGTGTATCCCATACAGCAATACACCCGGTGCATTTCAGCAAGCGCATGATGCCGCCTTGATCACAAACTACTGTATTTTTAAACAGAACAACGGCTGGGAAGTCCTACAGTCATGGATGAAATCAGCGTTGTTGTGGAAGAATGGAGTTATCCGATGGGACTACTGTGAAGATTTCAGTGTCTCATTTGAGGAATACGAAAGAATTTCCCAAACTAAACTAGATGAACTACTTGCTGACGAGAATGTTGAGATCGTTGGTGAGTTACAATACGAGAACGATTTTGAAGAAGATGGTACAGCAGAGCTTATGTACGTTGATGTACGTATCAAGCGTACCATAGATAAGTCTCATGTAAAAATTGAGCTTGTCCCACCAGAAAACTTCCGAATCTCTCGTGAAGCTAAAAGCATTAAGGATGCCTCATTCGTAGGTATCGAGACCACCATGACTCGCTCTGAGATTCGCAAGTGGTGGCCTGAGGTAGCAGAAAACATTGACGATAACCAGTGGGACGAACTAGAGACCTCTGGTAGAACGTACTACAATGAAGATGTTGCCGCACGTAAGCATATCCTAGGAATCAACTACCGACAAGGTATTTCCTATGCTACACCCCTAGAAGCTAACAGAGAAGTCGTAGTGACTGAATGTTGGCTAAACGTAGACCGTGATGGTGACGGTATCGCTGAGTTGAAGCGAGTAATTACTGCAGGAAACCACATCCTATTCGAAGAGGATTGTGACATGGTTCCCCTAGCATCACTCACTCCTATTGATATCCCACACGAGTTCTACGGTCTGTCTGTCGCAGACTTTACCCGAAGTTCTACACTAGCGGCTACAGCTATTCTTAGAGGATTCGTTGAGAATACCTACCTGACTAACTATAGTCCTAAGCTAGCTGACCCGAATGTAGTAGACTTCTCTGCATTGCAGAATATGAAACCTAAAGCGATTATACCAACCAATGGTAATCCTACAGCGGCAGTAGCCGCACTGACCCCAGATACTATCTCTACAGGTACAGTGCCTCTGTTGCAACACCTACAGACTATTAAAGAGCAAGCTACAGGTATGTCAAAGGCCGCACAGGGTCTTAATGATACACTCTATGTCTCTGGAAACAGTGAACAAAAACTTGCGGCTGTACAATCAGCATCCCAAAAGCGTATCCAGCATATTGCTCGTAGATTCGCTGAGACTGGATTTAAGCGTCTGATTGAAGGTGTGTACTGTACAATCCGTAAGAATATTAAGTCTGTCTCGGTTTGTATGGGTACGATTAACCAAGTGGTTGACTGTGAAAACCTACCTGAAGCAATTAACTTTGAAGTTACGTTAGATATCGGTGAGAACTCTAACGCTAACATGATTCAGAAGCTACAGACTGTTGGTACTCAGATCCTTCCTGCTCTTGAACAGGCAGGGGCTAAGAGTGTTGTAAAAGTAGAAGCACCAGCAGTACTGGCAAGTAAACTACTAGAAGCTATGAGCCTAGACTCATCAGATTACCTAGTAGATTACAATAGCCCTGAGTTTAAAGAAAGAGCCGCAGAGATTCTGAAGCAACAATCTGAAGAAGCACAGAAAACTAAAGAGTTTGCTGATCAGAAGACTCAGGCTGACCTTGGGCTAGCAATGGCTAACATTGACTACACCAATGCTCAGAGTATGAATACTAAACAGGATAACGCTAAACAACTAGCAGTAGCTATTGATCGACACTTCCAAGAGTGGGCAAAGCTGACTATGGATGCACAAAAGGATGGCGTAGAGATGCCTCCACATCCAGACTACCAGCAGATCATGATGCTAGCTAGACAGGTTATTAATTCACAGCAGTAGGAGGACGACGGATGGATAAGTACAAGGCAGTAGCAGAAAAGAAGTTGAAGGGTGTACATCCAGACATATTGGCTAAAGAAGCTCTCGTAAAGGCAGAGTTTTCTAGACGAGAACGAGAAGAGTTCTTTACGGGAGCTTACGGAGAACTGATGGTAGACTACTACATACAGTTCTTAAAAACTGAACCGCACGAGCACAAATCACGAGAGTTTATCTACAGTTGTGTGCTGGCGCTTGGGGATGTTAAAAACAAATTAACCCAATACGAAACATTCGGAAAGAATGTACCGTACTTGGAGGGAACAGAAGAGGACGACGACAATGGCTAATCGAGATATTGATTACAAAGAATTACTGTCAAACATTGAGGAGATGATTAGTCTCCTTGAGTTTGATGCAATGCGTAGTGCAGGTAAGGCTAAACTAAACTGTGGACATCTAGACTCCCTATACAACCTTAAGGAGCGATACGAAGCAAAAATTAAACCAGCCCCAGCACCACGAAAGGCTACTACAGCGAAAGCTAGTAAGTAGGAGGAATAAATTATGACGCAAGAAAATACAACTCTACCCATGCAGGATGACTTGTTTCAACCGTCGAGTGAAGGTCAAACTGAAGACGCTCTCCTTGATGCCGTTCTACGAAACTCTGATTTTACCAGAGAGGAGTACGAGCCGCTACCAGAGATGGACGAGATCGATGTTGACCCGGATGAATCAAGCGAGATTGAAGAAGACCCTGAAGAGCTTGAGGATTCCGTTACTGAAGAGGAGTTTGAAGAAGAAGTAGAAGAAGAGTTTGATGAGGATGAATCCGAAGAGGAATCTACCCAAGATGCAGATATCTTTACTGCTGATGATTTAGACTTGGAAGCAATGGTCCGTGTCAAGATTGATGGTGAAGAAGTAGACGTAACATTTGAAG